CCACGGAAGAGGTTACACCTACGCAAACTGTGACCGTAACGACTACCCCTACGCCAGAGCCCACGGATTTCGTGACTCCGGTGGTTACGCCAGTAGTTACGCCCGTGGTTACGCCCACGGAAGAGGTCACGCCTACGCCCACGCAAACCGTGACCGTGACGGCTACTACCCTGCCTACGGATGTCGTGACGCCCGTAGTCACGCCGACGGCTACGCCCGTGGTTACGCCCACGGAAGAGCCCACGCAGACGGTGACCGTGACGACCACGACTTTGCCGACTGACGAAGTTACCGTGACGCCGACGCCTACGGTTACGGAAGAGGTTACGCCGACGCCGACGCCTACGCCCACGCAAACCGTGACCGTGACGGCTACTACCCTGCCTACGGATGTCGTGACGCCTACGCCGACGATCACAGAAGAGCCGCCCCCACCTACGCCCACGCCCACAGTTACGCCTACGCAAACCGTGACCGTGACGCCTACGCCGACGATCACAGAAGAGCCGTCACCCACACCTACGGTTACAAATACGCCCACGCAGACGGTGACCGTGACGGCTACTCCATTACCGACCGACGACGTTACTGTGACGCCTACAGTTACGGAAGATGTCACGACCACGACCACGCCTACCCAGACTGTGACCGTGACCGCCACCCCGACCCGGACCCCGACACCGACCCGGACCGTAACGCCCACGCCCACGTTCACGCCCACGCCCACGCCCACGCCCACGCCCACGCCCACGCTACCTCCGGTCCCCAGACCGGCTGGTGGGGTGCCAGATTCACGGGTAGAGCCCATTTATGGGGGCAAATACCAAGCAAGTGACCCCTATCGCACCTTGGAAGAGATCTTGCGGGGCGACAAAGGTGACCCTTTTTCTCTCCTACAAACTAGAATGGCCAAAGGGGGCCACGTGACTAATCAACCTACGCGGCCCGGTACATTGGAAGACCTGCTGCGACTGCTGAAATGAGGTGACCTATGTATGTGGTCGTTGGATATGACGAAGATGGCTACCCCATTTGGGGGGATGACGGCTCGGAAGCAGGGTCTGGTACAGACGACGAAACCTCCGGCAATCTGATTAGTCTGGGCGGGCCCGAAGACATCATTGGGCAGTCTGTCGGAAACTTCACCATTGGTTCCGATGTCATCTACCGTTTGCCTGACGGCACCGGTATGGGCATCAACACGGAGACCGGTGAGTATTACCCCATTAATGCGGCGCAACTGACCGCTATGTCTTCCGGCAGTGGTAGCCCCTCTGCGGATTTCATGTCCAATCTGCGCGGTGCAGGTGTGTCGCTTGGTGCGGGTAGTTCATTCAATCGTCTGGTCAACCAGATGAAAGGGTTCTTCAAGAACCCCGATGGGTCGATTAACTGGGCAGGTTTGACTACCGCAGCGGCAGGCTTGTATGGCTTGCGTGGGGGTATGGACGTCAAAACCGGCGGCTACAACGTGCCGGTGCCAAAACTGACAGCCACCCGGGAGGCCGTGAACATTCAGGATCCCAACCGTCGCCCCGGCCAAGGCGGGCTGCGGTATTTCACAGACGTGCAGTACACGCCTCAAGGCGACGCAACGGCTCTTGCTGCGGCGCAACAAGCAGCGGCGACGCAAGCCGCCGGGCTTCGCGCGGCCTATACGCCCACTGCCGCTCCTCCGGCAACAAGCACGTACGCCGGTACATTTAAGATGCCGTGGGAAAAGACCCCCACTGCGGCTCCGGCGCCCGCCCCTGCCGCCCAGGGTGCATCCAGTGTGGGTGATGTACTTCGCCCTGAGCAGCGCCTGCCTACGCAGCAACAACAAGGAATAGCAACCATGGCTGATGGCGGTATTGCAATGCTGGCCCGTGGAGGTCGTTATCTCCAAGGCGCCACGGACGGAATGGCGGACAAGATTCCGAGTTCTATTGATGGCAAGCAACCTGCGGCGCTGAGCCATGGGGAGTTTGTGATCCCTGCGGACGTCGTGTCGCACTTGGGTAACGGCAATTCGGACGCCGGTGCCAAGAAGTTGTACGACATGATGGCGCGGGTGCGCAAAGCCCGCACCGGAACGCAAAAACAGGGCAAGAAAATCAACCCGGACAAGTTCATGCCCGGCGGCCTTGCAGGCTACGCCAGTGGTGGCGTGGTTGCTTTTCAGGCGGGCGGAACCGCCAGTACAGCGTCTACGCCTACCGTAACTGGCTATGGCACCTCCCAAGCCTCCACCCTGTCTCCGTGGGCCGGTGAGTACGTTACTAACCTGCTGGGCGAAGCCCAAGCCCTCTCCAAGCAGCCGTATCAAGCCTACCAAGGTCCCCTGACGGCGGGTGCGTCCAACTTGCAGCAGCAAGCGTTTGCGGGCGCCAGTGAGTTGGCGAAGACTGGCTACACCCCTGGCACGTTCACGGCGGGTACCTTTGGCCTGGACGCGGCCAAGCAGTACATGAATCCGTACTTGCAGTCAGTGCTTGACCCCACGTTGGCGGAAATGAAGCGGCAATCAGACATTGCCCGCTTGTCGGACGCGTCGCGGCTTACGCAGGCAGGAGCGTTCGGCGGCAGCCGTCAAGCCATCATGGAGTCCGAAGGTCGCCGTAATCTGCTGGAGAAGCAGCGTCAAGCGATTGGAGAAGGCTACGCAAGTGCCTACGACAAGGCCATGGCGCAGTTCAACGCTGAGCAAGGCCGACAGATGGAAGCCCAGAAAGCCGGTGAGGCGTCGCGTCAATTCAGCGCAGACTTCGGCGCAAAGTCGATTGCAGACCTTGCCAAGTTGGGTGCAGAGCAACGCGACATCGAGCAGCAGGGGCTGACGGCGGAGCGTAAGGCGTTCGAAGAGGAGCGGGCCTATCCGTTCTCCATGCTTGACTACCGTCGCAAGATGGTCGAAGGACTGCCGATTGGCGCGTCGTCCACTACACCCAACACCACGGGTATGTCTCAAATTACGTCCCGTATCAACGACCTTGAGTCGTTGTACAACACCCTGCGCAACCTCGGCCAAGGCGGATAAGAGGTACTGATATGCCATCTCCCAATCTTGTTCAGATCCAACGCGACCTGCAAATGCTGCCCCCTGGGGCGCAGACCATGATGTATCTCAAGCGGGCCAAAGATGGCATGGTGGCATCCGTGCCTCCGTACTTGGCCGCTGCGGAACTCGCAGGGCGCGAAAAAATGGCGCAGCGTCAGGCCCTGTCTGACGGTGCCGCTCCTGGCGAACAGCCCACAGTCTCACAACAGTTGTCGCAGAAGGCTGACCTGTTGGCTCTTCAGGCCATGAAGAAGCAGGCTATGGATCGGCAGGGGCTTGACCAAGCCCGAAGTGCCGTGATGCCCGCGCCGGAGGGCTCTCCCGAGCCCGAGGAGCAGCCGCGCCGCGAAGGCGGCATTGACCGTTTGCCGGTGGACTTTGGTCTGGCCGGTGGCGGAATCGTGGCGTTCCAGCAGGGCGGCGTACCCATGACAACGGGCTACGCTCCTGACTACCAAGAAGCCCGAGAGATGGGCATTGACCTGAGTCCGTACGATTCTCCTGAAGTGCGTAAGGAGAAGTTGGAGCGTCTTGCCCGCATGCGCGAGTTCCGCAAGCAAGCCGGAACGGCGCAGATCCCCGGACAAGCGGCTGATGTGCAAGCCCTGGCTGCACAGATGAACAAGCCGCCCGCGCCCCCGGCTCCGCCGGTCAGGACGTCTACTATGACGCCGCAGCAGATGGAGGCTCAAGTAAAGAAGCCCCAAGTTGCTCCGCCTGCACCGCCCGCCGCAGCGCCCGCCCCCGCTGCTCCGCAGCAGCCTCCCACTGCCGACTTGCGTGCCGCACTTATGGGACGCTTGGGGCTTGGCGAAGGTGCGCCAGAAGGCGCCGCTGCGCCTTCGCAATCCGGTCTGGCCCAGGCCGGTGCTGACGTGAAAGCGTTGGCTGCGTCCATGGGACTCGGCACCCCCGCCGGGGCCGAAGAGCGCGAGATGATTGCGCAGATGCGTGCCCGTCACGCTCAGCAGGAAAAAGACCGGGCCCGTATGGGGCTCAAGGCAGTCCTTGGCGGATTTAGCCGAGGTTACGGCGGCGCTGCGGCGTCCGAGCAAGAGTTTGCACAGCGTGCCTATGCTGAAGACATGCAGCATCAGCGGCAGATGTACGACTTGGTTAACGCCATCAACACCGGCAATCGCAAGGAAGCCGAGAAAGCATTTGATAAGGCTATCAATTTGGGAGAGTCCCGCGAAAAAGAAGTCGGGGCGATGAGTCGTAGCCAGTTGCAGGCCTTGTCGCAGATGTATTCCTCTGAACTCCAAGCCGGTAGCAGCAAGTACAACACTGACGCACATGTGCGCGTGGCTCTGGCGCAAGCCGAGCGCGCGGGCAAAAGTAACGACCTCCAAGAGCGCAAGTTGGCGGTGGATGGTTTGCAGTCTGCTGAACGCGGAGTTCAGTCTGAACTGAACAAACTGCACGGTCTTATGGATGTGGAGAGCCGCAGGAGTCGGAAGAAACTGGAAGACGACCTGAAAGATATCCGCACTCGAATTTCTGCGCTATCGGGCGCGGACAAACTGGCTCCGGTTGCGGCGGCGGGTACTGCTCCGACCGCCTCAACTCAAGGGCGTGCTCGTTTCCTCGGCTACGAAAAGTAAGTTGCTATGCCGATTGCTCGTTTCCAGATGCCAGACGGGCGCATCGCCCGTTTTGAAATTCCCGCAGGGCTAAGCCCCGAGCAGGCCGAGCAACTTATTCAGGCAGAAGTTTCTGCCATGCCTGCGGCGGCACCCAAAGCCGCGCCGTTCTCTCTGCGAGACGTGGCCCTGTCTCTGGGGCAAGGTGCCGTGGGCGGCGTCAAGGCTCTGACCGATGTGTTCGGTGCAGGCAACGTAGCCTCCGAAACCTTGGAGCGCGGCCAACGCGCACTGGGCGAAGCCATGACGCCCGAGCGTCAAGCGGAGTTGCAGCGGCGTGCCCAGATGGCAAAAGCCGCTGAAGAGCAAGGTGTTGGCGCGGAAGTCAGCACGGCTCTGGGCGGCGTGGCCGAAGCGCCCCTGCAAAGCGCGGCGCAAGCGGTGGGTTCCTTCCTGCCCTTCATGCTTGCGGCCCCGGTCGGCGCTGCGGCCAAACTGCTGCCCGCCACCATGAAGGCCATCAACACCGTGATCGGCACGGCGCAAGGCGTCGGCGCGGTCAAGGGCTCCATCTACGACTCTGTAAAAGAACGTCTGATATCCGAAGGGATGCCGGAGCAACTGGCTGAGCAGCAGGCACAGGCCGCGCAAGCCTATACGGGCAAGAACCTCGAACAGATTGGGTTGGGAGGCGCACTGGGCGCTGTGGCCGGTAGGTTCGGTGCAGAAAGTCTCCTGTCAAAAGCGGGGGCCCAACAGGCCGCTCCCGGCATGCTGCGTCGTGCAGGCACGGCGGCGTTGGCTGAAGCGCCTACGGAAGCCGCACAGGGCGGTCAGGAACGCATGGCTGCGAACATTGCGTTGCAGCGTGAGGGCTTTAACGTCCCGACGTTCCAAGGCGTAGCCGGTCAGGCTGCACAAGAAGCCGCCATGGGCGCCCTTGGCGGCGCTGCGGTTGGTGCTGTTCGCGGGCCCGAGGTTCAACCTCCGCCCGCTCCTCCCGCGCCGCCCGCTCCCCCTGCTCCGGCCCCGGCACCCGCTGCCCCCGCCGTAGACCTCACGAAGTCGTACGGAGAACTTTGGAAGCAGCGCGAAGAACTGCGGGCTGCGGAAAAGACGCCGGAGACTGAGGCCGTTATCGGCCAACTGTCGCAGCGCATCCGGGAACTGGACATTGAGGGCATCAATACTGCACGGCAGCAGAAAGCCCAGGAGCAGTCTGATGCAGAGAAGGCAGCGCGCAGCGCCTTTACGCAGCCCGGTCAGCAAATGGAGATGCGGGAGTTCCTGCCCCCCGGCGGCGCCCAACTTGCAACCGAAGTCGAAACTGAACCCACACTGCGTGAGCAGCGCGCAGAGTACCGCCAAGATCGTCGGGAGTTGCGTGAGCAGGGGCAGATGCGCCTGCCGTTCCGCTACACCGGAGAAGGTGAGCCCACGTCCACGACGCCGCCCCCGGCGCCGCGCATCTATATGCCGGACATCGAAGCCGTCGGCGTGCCGTTTAAGACCGCAAAGGATTGGTTCAACCGTAACGTCGTCAACCGCACCAAGGAAGATGTCGCTGCTCTTGTGCAGCAGGATCCTTCTCTGGTAAAAGGTCAGGGGTCGCGGGCCAAGATTCTCCGAGCCTTGTTGGGCCCGGACGTACCCGCATTTAAGGAGGCCCCCCGTGGAGCGCCAACGCCAACACCTGTTAGTGCAAAACCTCAGCCCGGAGGAGATCAGCGAGGCGTGGGCGTACCTAGCGCGCCTCCCGTCGCCGGACCTCCCGCAGCCGCTGCTCCCGCCGCACCTAAAAGACCTGTCGCCCCTAGATTGGCACCTGTTGCACCACCTGCTCCAGCAGGAGTTGCAGGAGAGGGACAGCAGCCCCTTGCACTGACTCCGGCCCCGGCCCCCGCTGCGCCTGTAGAAGATACCCGCACGGCGGCTGAGGTTCAGACTGCGATCGACTCGCTGCGCAACAAGCAGCGCGGACTGCTGCTCAAGAGCGGCAAGGTGCCGATGCCCAACTCCAAGGCTCGTAAAGCCTACGACGAGTTGGAAACCCAGGTGCAGGAACTGATCCCCGTCTACGACCGCAAGGCCGAGGAAGAGCGCCAGCGGGACGCCGCCGAGATGCAGCGTCGCTTGGACGAGCAGCAGAAGAAGACTGCGGAAGGCAAACGTAAGGCGCCCCCTGCGGCTGCCCCGGCTCCGACCAAGCCCACGCCGCCCATCTCCGAAGAGATGCGCGAGCCCATCGGCACGTCCACGTTTGGCATGGAAGAAGGCGAGGTCGAGATCCGTCGTGGCCCGCAGGCTGAGTTGTTCCCGTCGAGCAAGGCTGAGACGCGCAAGCGTGCCGAGGCCGCTGATAAGCGGGAGCGCGAAGCCGTAGAAGCCGAACCCCCGAGGGCCACCACGCCCGACGGACGGCAGATTGAGTTGGGGCTTGACACGGAAGTGGTACGCAGTGAAGCGGTATCCCCGGGTGGCCCCGAATCGGTCACTGAGTCCGTCGCCCTGGCCGCGATTGACCGCAGGCCCATGATTGAAGTGGCGCAGTGGGCGGCTAAGAATTTGCCTGACCAAGATCAGCGAGTGATCGCACAGCGCGTGGTCGTCATGCTGCAACGACTGGCGGGCATGGGTGTGGATCTTCGTCCCATAGAAGTAACCCCTGCGGGGTACCGTTTGGCCAGTGGAGCCCTTGGTCATGCTGACTACCAGCGCAATGCCGGGGCCCCGAGCACGGTTACCATTCGTCTAAATCATCCCTCAAACGGAGCCCAATCGGGCGTCAATGAAGAGATTCTGCTGCATGAACTGCTGCATGCGGCTACGTTTGGCGCAATCGAGTTGGGGCGACTGCCAACGGCCAAGGGCACAGCAGTTGAAAAGGCTACGGATGACTTGTACAAGGTAGCGGAAGCCGTTGTACAGCACTACAACCAACGAGCGAGAACTCTTGGTGCCAAGGGCCTGACTCCATTTGAGCAGCAAATCTACAACCAGCAGAACAACGCGCTGCGTAACCCTCACGAAGTGCTCTCCTGGGGGCTGACCAACCGCAGTATGCAGCAGTACATGGAGTCGATTCCCTACAAGGGGTCGAACGCATGGAACCAATTCGTTACGTTCATCCGTGACTTGCTCGGTATTCCGGCCAAGGCGGACACGGCTCTGTCCGAACTGCTGCGCGTAACCGACACTTTGCTTGATCTTACGGCGGAAGAAATCCAAGGCGCAGAGAAGGCGACCGGCAGACAGTTCGCCATGTCCTATGGCGCTCAGCAGATCATCGACGCCATGGGTCCGATCGAGCCCGAGCGCCTGCCTTGGTACAAGGCCATGGTGCAGGGCATCACGACCCAGCCCGGGGATCCGACCCTTGGCACCAAGTTCCGCGTCATGATGGCGGACTCGGCTGCGGCTGTGGAGCAGCGCCTCCAGGCTAAGTTCAACGGCGCCGTGCGGGACGCGTTGGGCAACCTCAACCCCATGGGCGCACTGCGGCAGGCGCAGGACTACGTAAAACTCCTGCCGGAATACTTCCAGAAAGGCTCGATCGAGAAAGATCCGACGACCGGGCTGTGGAAGGTAGTCGAAAAGAAGGGCGTGCCGCCCCCGGTCGAAGTGTTTGCCGCCTTGGAGAAGTGGTCCAAGAAGAACGGCTACTCGATGGAAGGTGGTACCCGTGCGGCAAGCCGCATCCTCGAAGCCATGCGCTTGAAGGAGTTGCTGAAGTCCAACCAGACGAAGGGTACCGAGTTCGTTATCCACATGCCGGAGGCCGACATCGACGCCCTGGCAAAAGAATACAACGCCGACCCCGACCTGCAAGAGATCAGCACGCTGATGGACAAGGCCCGTATCGCCATGGTGGACAACATGGTGGCCGTGGGGCGGCTGTCTAAGGCCGAGGGTGATGCGTGGAAGTCGGTAGTCAACTACGTGCCGTTTGACCGCATATCGGATGAGATCTCCTCGTTCGATCGCATCAAGAAACTGTCTGGCAAGGGCGTGGCACAGTTGGGCAAACTGCCAGAACTGGTCGGCTCCCTGGAGCGCCCGGTGGGCAACGTGTTCACCAACTACGCAAACACGCTCGGTTGGATGCTGCGGCAGACAACTAATGCCGACGCCACGCGCACCACGATCGAAGTCATGGAAAGCATGGGCTTGGCCAAGCCGCTTGGCACAACCACGCAGCACAAAGACAACACCGTCGGCGCGTACGTGGATGGAGAACTGCGGTTCTGGCAAGTGCCAAGCAAGTACGACGTGTTGGCATTCAAGGATCTGACGCTGCCCAAGAGCGGGCTGATGAAGTTCCTCGGGGCGTTCTCCAACGTGCTGCGCACCACGGTTACTGCACTGCCGCCTTTCGCGCTCAAGCAGGTGGCGGACGACGTGCAGCGCGCCATCTTCACGTCAGGCGTTCGCAACCCGGGTCCCATGATCCGCATGGCTTTGACGAACTTCCCGAAGATCGCCCTGGCCGAAATGCGCGGCATCAAGCATCCCATCGTGCGGGAACTGGGCGACCTGGGCCTGACCGGCGAGTACGACTTCCAACAGGGACGCCCTGCCGAGTCGCTGCTCAAAGAAGCGGGCTACATGAAGCGTGGCCGGTTCGAGACTTTGCTGCATCGACTGGATGGCATCACGCGAGCATCCGACATCGCGGTGCGCAAGGCCATCTACGATCAGACCAAGCGCGAGACGAACGACGAGTTGCTGGCCCAGGTGCGGGCCCGAGAGTTCATCAACTTCCGTCGGCGCGGAGCCAGTAACTTCGCCGCTTCGCTCACGTCCACCATCCCGTTCTTCAACGCCTACATCCAGGGTACCGACGTGCTGTACCGTGCGGCCACCGGCCAAGCGGCAGCATCAGGGCTTGAAAGAACTGCCGCCCGTCGGCTGTTCTGGAGCCGCGCGGCCATGCTCACTGCGTTCGCTACGCTGTATGCCCTTGGCAAGTCCGACGATGAGGACTACAAGGACATGGACCTGCGCACCCGGGACGGCAACTGGATCTTGGGTGACGGCCTGAAGATCGGGGTGCCGACCGAACTGGGCGCCATCTTCAAGGTGATCCCGGAGCGCATGGTCGAATACTACAAGCGCAAGGGTACGCCGGAGGAGCAGGAGGCCATGGAGGCTGTCCGCACCGCTGTGGCTTACATCGCGGAGCAATACTTCGGACGCGCCATGCCGATCCCGCAGGCTGCCAAGCCGCTGCTTGAGGCATGGACCAACTTCTCGTTCCTGACCATGCGCCCCCTGGAAGGCATCTTCCAGAAGGGCCAACTGCCCAGTGAGCGCCGCACGGCTACAACCAGTGAACTGGCAATCGCCATGGCAGGATTTAGTCGGGATATGGTTGGCGTTCAGATATCCCCAATCATGATCGACAACGTGCTGCGCGGGTACTTCGGCTCTACGGCGGCCATGGTCACCATGGCAACGGACAGCCTGCTGAACCCGACGCGGGTCGATCGCCCCCTGCACAAGTACGCGTTGCTGTCGAACTACCTGTACGACCCGGTTGGCACCCGTCAACTCTCGGAGTTCTACGAAGAGCGCGAGAAGGTGGGGCAGATCAACGCTACGCTCAACGAGTTGGCAAAGACGGATCCCGTCCGCGCCGAAGCGTTCGCCGTGGAGAACGAAGACCGCCTCATGCTAGAACGGTCGATCAACGCTACGCTGAACCAGTTGAAAGACACCCGCGCGTACCGCAAGTATCTCAACAGCCCGATCGGGGCCGAAGAGATGCCCAAGGACGAGCGGGAGCGCGAACTGGAAGAGATCCGCAAGTTGGAGGCCGAACTCACCGGGTGGCTGCGAGAGGCCAAGACGGAGATCCGCAAAGCGGGTCGGATGGCGGTCTAGTTCATGCGCCAGACGCGCACCCCGTAGCGACCATACTCGCGCCGGGTGCGCAGTTCGACTATGTAGCCATGGTGCCGCACTGCGTCGCGTATGGCCCGCTTGACCTGTGCAATCGTGCCCGTGGTGGGCAGGAAGAACGACGCGCCAAGCGTCAGTTTCTCCCAGTAGACGTAGTACTCAACGTCCTGCACCACCACTAAGCGAAAGTCATGCGGCTTGCCCGGTGGCTTGGCTTTGGTCCTGGGCATCGTCTTCGTTGGAAGTGAACGAGGTCTCGTCGATACCAAGCGCGGTGCCATCAATCACATAGCACCTGATGCACAGGCCAGACAGACCGCCCACTGCACCTGCACCGATACGCTTGGCAACGGCGGTGCCGTTGTGCTTGATCACGTTGATGGCTGTCAGGGCTCGGATGCTTTCCCGCACATCCACCTGCTTCTTGGTGAAGTGCGCGCGGAAGTCCGCCACCGTTATGAACAACTCCTTGGTATCGGGCTCGTAGCGCATGCGCAGCACGTTGCGTGGGGACACGATCGGAGCCGTTGGCATAGCACCCTTGACGGGGCTGTTGATGACGAGCGCGTTAGCCACGTTCTCGTTGATGAACGACGACAGGGTTTCCTGTGCCACCACAGTCGGGCCACCCACGCTGCTGATCTGAAGCGCCTTGTTTTGCCGCACCACTTCCAAGGCGTAGTTGTAGATGCGGTTGATCTCGATGTCGAACAGACCCAGTTTGCGGGCGATGAGCGCGGCAACGAATGCACAGGCCAGGACGCAGGAATAGAAACGGTCGTTCTGCTCCAACGACAAAGCCGCGTCGATCTTGGCCTGCATGTCCTTGAGCGCCGCCAGAACGAGTTGCTGATTGGACACCACGTACTTGATGAACACGGGGCCTGCCACCCCATAGTTCTCTGTCAGTTGCCCGAACAGCCGGTCCACATCGGCCTTGGCTACGTTGCGCAAACGCGGCACTTCGATTTCCAACGTCCGCTTGAGTTCGCCGTCGGCGGTGCTTTTGAGTTGCGCCAACTTGTCAATCATCGACCCGTTAGAGGACGTGATAGTGATGGCATTCCACGTGGTGTTGTTGGTACGCAGTCGGTTGGTTTGCGACTCCATGCGGTGCCGATCCCGGCCCGTGGTAAAGCCGTAAGCCATAGACGACAACTCTTTGTCCTCCGCATTCGTGATCTCGTCCACGGTGTAGGCAATGCTGTTGAGCAAGCCGATGCGGTGCATCTTGGCAGCGTAGGTGTCGTCCTTGGTCATGAGCAGTTCGGACGGATGCCCGAAGATGGAGTTCACCATCATCTGCACCGTGGTCTTACCCGACCCAGACTCGTTGGACTTCAAATGGATCAGGGCTCCCTTGACCGCCTCCCCGCCGATGAACTTCAGCAGCGGTGAGCCAAACCCAAAGAAGAAAGCCAGGGCGTGCGGCTCAAGCCCGGGCGTGTTGTAGAAGTTCGCCATTTCCTTCCACGCATCGAGGGAGCCGCGCGGCACGAAAGCCGGGGCCAACTGCCGGATGCCACTGGCAGGGGGCGCCAGTTTGGTGCCGTCAGGGGTGTACTCCAGTTCCCCCACCACGAACCCTTGCATGTCGGGAGTCCAGCCCATCTGGCTGCGGGTCTTGGATGCTGCGTACTGCGATTGCAGTTTGCGAATGCTTGACGCGAAGTAGGCCATGAGAATGTCCAGTTGTTTGCCGTAAGCGATTGCTCCGTTTTTGTTCAGAAGATCGCGCAGTGAATCTTTGGCGAACAGGTCTGTAACCTTGGCGTGGAACCTGCGCACACCGTCTTTGCGCATGTGCAGGTTGATCCCCACCAGTTCGCCGTCACCATCCCCGTGCAGGTCGGAATCAAAAAATCTACCCGTGATGTAGAGGTCGCTTGGGTAGACTTCAATGTCGATCGTTTCTTGGTCAACGACCGTGCGTTTGAACACGCCGCCGTTGGCGCCCCGGAAGTACGGGAAGGGGTAGGCCGGAATCTCTACAGTGACCTTGGCGTCTGGATCCTCGTCGCCTTCGGTCGAAACCTCCACCACGTAGGCGTCGTTGACCGGCGTAGATTCCTGCACGATCTTGCCCAACACGATGGGGCTAGAGATCTGCTGCTTGCATCCCTTGCACTGCGCGGGGTTGTTGGTGCGATACCAGTCGCAGGTATAGGGGCCCTTGGTTTCGGACGCCTTCTTCTCGGTGGCTGCCGGGTTGTAGCCGGGGTGGGCCTTGGATACCTTGTGGATGGCTTGGCCGCCATCCACGCACCGCACCGCGATCGACAGGACGCCCCGCCACAGCGGCTCTTCCAGGGTGGCTGCGTTCTGCACGGCGTGCGCCATCTGCGCACACCCGTTGCCCTTAACACTTAACCGTACGATCTTTGCAAACTCACTGGGCGGGTGGTCTTCCGCTGCGAGGTCCTTGGTCACATCGTCCGTGCCAAACTGCTTGGCGGCAAAGATGGAACTGGCGGCCACCACCGTACCCGTGGGCAGCGCCTTGAGGATGTCGTCGAGGGCCACAGGCTGCCCCTGGTAGACCATCAGTACCGGGCGCGGGAATGCCTCTTTGAAATTCTGGGTGCCGGGAACACGCAGGATGCGGGCAGCGTCCGCAGTCACCGCAGGGTCGGCACCGAGGTTGTGCTGCTTGCACAGCGACTTGAGTCGCTTGGCGTGCTCCACCCAATCCTGGGCGGGCACATCTTCAGTCAGCGGCCAGTAGACATGCAGGCCACCGCCGGAGTTCACAATCGTGGGAAGTGGAAGCCCCGTGGTGTTGATGAACTGCCGCAGGTCTTTGGCGGCGTCCGCCTGGGTGGCGTAGGGCTTGTTGGGGCCTACGTCGAGGTCAAGGAAAAAGCACCGCAGGTAGACAGCGTTTGCGGCTGTGCGTCCCAGTGCGGGGTCGTCGAAACTGGCTAGTGCGAAGTAGGCATCTGCGCCCTTGCTGCCTGCGGCTTGAGCCGCTGCATCGACATCAGCAATAGTTCCATGGAATGACGGCTTTACCTTTCCCCCCTTGATCGCCACAGCGCAGTACATGCCCTGCGTAGGCAATACGGAGTCGAGGAAGGAATGCACGATACCTCTCGGGTAGAACGATCAGGCGCGGTTCCAACGCGCCAGGATCTGCTTGATTTTTTCTTGGTGTCGCGCCCGTGGCTCAGACCTTCCGGTGAACCACGAGTACACGGTTGCCCGTGTGACGCCGATTCTTTCCGCCACGGCTGATACGGGGATCTCCCGTACCAAGCACTCGTGGACGAACTGAAACATCAGGTCAGACAGGCAACCGTGTTCTACGGCTGCGACAAAGGAGGTGCTATACCCCCTGAGTCCTTTAGGCATCGTCGTCGGTGCCCCACTCGCTCAGAATGGAAGAGACGTCCTTCGGCGCGGCAGCGGGCTCGGCCTTCTTGGTGGTGCGCTTCACAGGCTCGGCCACTTTGGCTTCCTGCTGAACCGGGGCCTCCTTGAACGCGGCGGGCAGGGCGGGGGCGCTGCTACCCGTGTCGGACTTGGAGGGCACCATCTTGAAGTCGATGGCCTGACGTGCGTCGTCGGTCTGGCTCTGGGCCTTGGCTGAGTCCCACTCTTCACGGGTCAGCGGACGCACAGCGCGGAACTTCAGCACGGGGACAGCCTCGGACGTGTCGAAGCGGGCCTCGGTCACGATGCCGGTGATGGGAATACCGTGACCGGCCAGGAACTTGCCGAAGGCTTGCAGGGGCATCTTGTCGCCATCGGGCTTGCCGAAATACGACTTGGCCGGGATCGACATGCGGTAGATGTTGCCGGTGATGTCGTTCTCCAGAGCCACGGCCAGACGCTTGCTATAACGGCAGGCGCGGGACTTGCCCTCACCGGAGCCCTCGATGTTCTGGGGGCAAGTGGCGCAGGACGATGCTTGGGGGTTGGGCACCTCGGGGTTGGGCTTCTCGCCTTCGGCGGACCAGCAGGAGGGCTTGACGTCCTTGCCTTCCTCGTACTTCTCTGCATAGAAGGTACGCGTGATCCCCTTGCCCGCTGCGATCACCACAAGGTTCATGGAGCGATCTTCGTTCTTGGCAACCTCTTCGCCACCAACGATCATGCGCCACACACCCCCACGGATGGAGATCTGCTTGCCGCCGGAACTACCGGCGATGTCCTTGGTGGTGGAGTCTGCGGCTTCGCGCAGGTAATCGGGAACGACGGAACCAGACTTGAAGAGAGTGATGTTACTCATGTGATTTCCTTGAGTGAAGTTACTTGGCGCGGCGCACGGTGACGGAGTACCGTGAGTCCACGTTCATGCCTTGCGGCATCTTGTCAGGGTTCTCTTGGAGGAACTCCTTGAAGTTACCCTGGTGCACACGGCGCTCCAACAGTTCGGGGGCGTCGTGATCTTTGATGAACTGGTACATGCTATCCCAGTCCGATGTCCAGTAGCGGGTCTTGACCGTACGGGTAAACGAGCCATACTGGGTCTTGCCACCGTCCTGGCCGGTGTTCTTGCAGATCTCCAATAGAGATTCCTCAACGGCAGCGAGTTGCTCATCGAGTGCGGCTATCTCTTCTTCGTGCTGCTTGGTTTTGATTTCCTTGGCGTCGCGGATCTTGATGTAGACCTGCACAAGTTTGTTGGCGTCCATGATGATTCCTGTTGACTAGCGTTGATGTGATTGAAGTATACAGTGTTTAGTTTGGTCGTCAAGGGGTCATGTGATCTCCTGTTTGTAAAGATCGACGAGGCTCAGGTGCATGTCGATCTTGTTCTGAAGCATGTGGAACACCCTGCGCTCCACGGGACTGCCCTGTAGATGCGTGACCGTGACCTTGTTGGTCTGCCCGGCGCGGTGTGCACGGGCATTGGCCTGCATGTAGATTTCTGTAGAAGGCACCGGGCCCCACCACACCACTTGGTCAGCGCGTGTCAGCGTGATGCCGTGAGCGGTGGCCTGCGGCACGAGCAGCAGAACGCGTGGGTCGTCCTCTGACTGGAACTGCTTGATGATCTCCGCTCTACGGGTGGGCGACACGTCGCCATGGATTGCCTCCACGGTGTAGCCCGCCTTGAGCAGATCTTCGTGCAGGACCTCCAACGAGTGCCGGAAGGGCACGAACACGAGCACCTTGTTGTCGGTGCTCTCGATGACGCTGACCAGTTCGTTGAAGCGGTTGCTCATGTCGAACGACACCACGTCCCTATCGTCCGTATAGGCCGCACCCTGGGAGATCTGCAACAACTTGTTGAGCATGCCCGCTGCGTTGCTCGCCGTGATCTCGGCGCCTGCGGCCACCGTAATCATCTCCTTGCGGATCGCGTCGTAATACTTCTGCTGTTGCGTCGTCAGCGGCACGTCGCGCGTGGTGTAGAGCATGTCCGGCAGATCCAAGCATTCGTCCTTGGTAAACCGGATGGCCGGTTGCAGGGCAGCATGCACGATGTCTCGTGCGGCAGGGCGTGGCATCCACTTGTACTGGGTGACCTTAATCATCACCTTGTCGCGGAACGCGCCGAAGAAGCGCGGCACTCCATCAGGGTTGACCAACTTGGCAAGCCCGTAGGCATCGAGCGGCGACTGTGATGCGGGCGTGCCCGTCATGAGCCACAGCCGGGTGTTGGCCTTGACCAAAGATGCGATGGCCTTCCAACGCTCTGTGGTCACTGACTTGATGGCATTGGCTTCGTCCACGATGATGAGGTCGAACCCGCCGTTGCGCAACTCGTCTGCCACCACCTTCACGCCATCGAAGTTGATGATGACGAACTCGAAGTTGCCTGCGATCACCTTGCGTCGTTGTTCTTTGGAGCCCATGGCGATAGCCACCGTGCGGTGCATCACGGTCTTGAACAGATCCGATCGCCACGCAGTCTCCATGATGGACACCGGGCACACCACGAGGACGCGAGTCACGCGGCCCTGTTGCATCAGGTAATCAGCAGCCCACGCTGCGGCGCTCGTCTTGCCCGTGCCTGCCTCGTTGAACACGAAGCACCGGGGATGCAGGGTCAGGAACTCAGCAGTTGTTTTCTGGTGGACGAACGGGGCAAAGATGCCCGGCCACTTGTAGCGCCCCACGATGGGAGAGGGCACGTTCTTGACGCCCAGGTTGCGCAGGAGTTGCACCTCCTCGAACCCCCAGTTGACGAGTATCTGTGGCTCGTCTCCATCGTCTAGCACCTTGCTCTTGGGTATGAGCGCGGTGATCTGATCCGCTGCGCGAGTGCGGAAGAGTAACGCGCGGTCTTGCACGATTTCCATGATTTTCTGATGACTAGAGGTGACAAAGAGGCCCGGTAGCGAACTACCGGGCCAAAGGTCTTACGACCAAGGAGAAACCGCCCTGTGCCTTTCAGGGCGGATAAATACTACCTCAGCGCGATCGCTCGCGCTTGGAAATTTCTGACTTCAGTTTATTGGTAGAAGTCCTAGCAAAACTGCGATTGCCGCTTCGCCCTTCTGCCTTTAGATTACTGATATTGACCGGCGCACCGCCCTTGGACAAGGCCCTCTTGTGCGCCACGTCCGTGGTGGATGGCAGGTCGCCATTCTTCTTTTCGTACGCCCGCCTAGCCTTGTTGCGGTTAGACCGCGCGGCGATCTGCTCCGGCGTGCCCTGGTACGTCTCGTACTCGCGTTTGTAGTTGCGTGGCTTGGTAGCCATGGCTATCTCCTTAGCCCGGATGGTTTGCACAATCCTTGACCGGGCAGAACTTGCACAGCGCACTGGGGCGCGGATTCCACACGTTCACTTCGACGGCCTTCTCCACTGCCCCGATGCGTCCGGCCCACTTGGACCAGATCTCCGGCAACTGGGCGCGGGTGAACTCGGCCTTGATGACATCTTTGGCAACGACGAACAACAGTGCGGCCTTGACTGTCTGCACCTCGGAATGATGCGCCATGACCATGGCCGCCATCAACTCCAACTGCGCCATGTCGGCGTACCTGCTGCTCTTGCCTGTTTTGTAATCAGCGACACGGGCCACGCCTTTGGCCCGGTTGACAGCCAGATAGTCTGGGATGCCCCGGATCCAAACATCTGGATCGAAGAAGGTGCAGGGGCTAAAGTCGCGTCGGACCCCCAATTTTTCTTCGCACCGGATGTCTCCGGCCAGGGTGGCAAGGGGCTCGACGAACGGTTGGAACTGGCCGAACTGCTCAGGCAGGGGCGTCTTGTCCCGCACGTACTCTTCGAACGCCTTGTGCACCGCCGTGCCGTACAGCGTGGCCTCGGTGTCTTGGTTCTTGAAACGCTTGGCGATACGGACTGCGTGGTACCGCTTGGGGCAGCCTTCGAAGTCCTTGACTGACGAGTAGGAATGAGCCATACGACGCGCGTGAACTGGAGTTATTTGAAGCCCCAGTGTAGCAATCAGAGGCAGCGCAAGGAAGCCCCGCCGTCTAACGGTTAGATCAGCATTCGCCATAGGTCGTCCCCACCCCAGACTCGCATGCCAGGGGCAGCGTCTGGGCCCAGTCCGGGCGCCAGGACATGCACTCCTCGACGTACCGCTGAGCCTCAGCCTTCTCCTCCACGGGGGCGATACAGGCCACGGCATCGTGAACTGTCAAGACCGCCTTGTAACGCTTGGCAATGCGCAGCATCTGCTCCCCGACCACGCACCGGGCGATAGCCTGGGTGAAGTTCTCCACAACGAGTCCGCCATAAACCTTGGTGGCGATGCCCCGGGACACGTAGACCGCCTGGGGTTTGCCGTCCCCGAAGACCGTGGTCAGGCCGGGATACTGGATCCACAGCCCGGAGGGCAGGGTAATTCCCCACTCGGCGCCGCTGAGCCCCTTGGGGATGCGCGCCGTGCGGCACAGGCCCTGCACGTCGATCTCGTACTCCTGCTCACTCTGGAGGTAGGACAGCGCCAGTTGCGCCTTCTGCCACAGTTCCGGGATCCGGTAGTACGTGGTGCGATAGGTATCCACAATGTTCCGCGCCTGAAGTTCGGTGACATCAACCCCCGCCTGCATCTTCAAGAACGTCCGCAGTTTGACGTGCCCGACTCCGTAGCCTGCGCCCAGGATCACGACCTTGCCCACCTGCCGTTCGGACTTGGTGATCTGGTCTTCGTGCTTGCCGTAGATGCGGCTTGCCATGATTCTGTATACATCCCGCTTGTTCTCGAAGGCGGTGACCAGATCTTCCTGCCCTGCCAGCCACGCCAGGGTCCGCGCTTCGATCTGTGAGGAGTCCGCGTCGATGATGACGTGTCCGGGCGGCGCCTGGATGGCACGCTTTATCTTGCCTGCGTTCTCTCCGCGTGATGGCAGGTTCTGGAGGTTGATCTTGTCCTGGCCCGACCACCGGCCCGAGTGCGCCCCGTAGTAGCGCAGAGGCACCGGGAACTTGCCCCGGAACGACATGTCGATGAACCGCTCCGTGCGGGTCTCTTCGAGCGTAGTCTTGTTGCCCAGACGGGCGGCCACCAGGGCCTGCACCTGCTCGTTCGGGTGATCTTGCAGGGCGATCATGCCCGGGTCAGTCTTGGCAAAAGCGTAGGTCGTGCGGCCCGTGGTCGGGCTTACCTTCAGCGGCGGGATCACGCCCAACAACTCAAGCGCGGCGGCGAACTTGTCGTTGGACATCAGGAGTTTCTTCAGCCCCTCGGTGCCCTCCGTGAAGATGGTCTGCACGAAATCGGCGTTGCCCTCTTCGATCATCTTGTCGCGCAAGGTTGCCAAAAGGTTGGCTTTGCGGTCCTTGACTTCTTGCAAATGTGTGATAAGCAGATCGCGGTCCAACTCCAACACGGGCTCGATGAACATGCGCAGGGTCAGGTCGATCAGTTTGAGTTCGCGCGTCGGGAACCCACGCTTGAGGTAGATGTGGAAGAGTTTGTGCGTGAGGTCTACGTCGTTGCGGCAGTAGGCGGCGTACCCGGCAATCGCGTATGCGGAGAAGTCCTTGCGCCGCATGCCCATGGCATGCACCACCTCGTCGCCCTTGGCACCGATGGCTTCGCGCTCAGCCTGTGCGGCCAGGCCGTGAGACTTCTCATGCGGGAACAGTGCGCGTGACATACCCAGGGTGTCAGCCCACGCCTTCGGGTTGACTCCGTAGCGCCAGTTCAAGATGGCGCCGTCGAACATCGTGTTCTGTGCAAGCACCATGGCGTTGCTCCAGTCGATCGCCTTGAGCGTGGCCTCCACCTCGGGTTGGTCCACCCACACCGTCGGTTCGTTGTCGTGCTTGATACCCACACCGATCACCTCGAACTCGGGGTGCCGGATGTATTCCTCCGTGGTCATCTTGGACAGCGAGTATTCGCGGTCGTAGTAGGTCTCGAAGTCAATCGTTATTAGTTTCATCAGTCAGTCCCTGCGCGCGCCGACGGTATCGGTCACGGCCAGTTCGTTCGTATTGATCGCGTTGTCGGAATCGCTTCTGCGTGATTTGCAGTTCTTCACTCGTCGGCTCCTTCAAGTGGCGATGCAAAAAGGTGGTAATTGGATGTGGGGGAACGGTTTTCTTGGATGACATCAAGGCACTCCGTTAGGTACTCAATGTTCTTCTCGTTGATGACGAGGGCCACGCCCCCGGCATCGTCGATGTCGCGCAGGTGTTTGATCTGTAGCGCCGTGGGCTTGCCCCGCCCGGCCTTGCACTCGATGCCGATGAACCTGCCGCAGTAGCAAACCAGAATGTCAGGCGTGCCGTTGTTGGCATACGCCCCACCGATGTAGTTGACTGCGTACGCACCGCGCTCTTTGAGCATGGCGTGCACCTTCTTCTTGACCTTGGACTCTGGCGTTGCTACCACGGGGCTTCCTCGTACTGCTGTGCAGTTTCCTTGATCTGCTTGACGTTGCGCTTACACCATCGCTCCAGATCTGCCGGGTTGACGATTGTGAACGGCCACGTCGGGTATGGATCAGTAGGCTTGAGCCGCACCCCTTGCGGGGGCGGGGCCTGGGGCTTGGCACGTTTGATCATGGCTTGAACATGCTGTTCATGGTTTCTTGGTAATCGAACACGCTGTCGAAGCAGTCCATCACCCGGACCTGTGCGGAACTGACGCCGCGCAAGCGGTCGTTGTACGTAAACACTTCCTTGGGAATCGCCGCGTGGCCCAGTGCGAAGTCGCGCCCCAGTTGCGTGGGACGCCACAGCCCCGAGTGCTTGGACTTGCTGCCCTTGACGGGTGCGTTGCGCTCGATCAGCCCCCAGAACTTCAGCGTGGACATGGAGTTGGTGCGCACCAACCACCGAGGCGCCGTGTTCGGCACGTCGATCCATCCGTTGCTGAGCGGCGTCTGGCACAGCCAGAGCAGGGCCCGCACTCGGGCGCGGGTCACGGCATGCTTGTAGGTCTTGCCCCACCGTGCACACACGAGGCAGTGCCCGCCCTTGCGGTCTATCGTCTCATGCCACGCGGTTTGCAGTTGACTCAGGGTCGGTTCCATTGTGTTTCTCCATTTCAGTTTCTAGTAATTTGTCTATGTAGTGACGGGCCTTCTTCAGATCTTCTATTCCATTCTTGTGTCGCCATCGAGATAGGTACTTGACGGCGTTGCCGTCCAAGTAGCCAAGACCCCAGTCAACGATGGCGTCCCAGGGTTCGATTTGGAACTGTTTGTAGTGGTTACCCGCGACTTGCGTATCGTTTGCTCGTGGCGATGCGGGTTGTTGTGCATGTCCAACCGCAGGTCCTGCGGTGTCCCCACTGTCGTAAATCGAAACGCGCACGTCTGACATTCGTATCTCCTTCGCTTCAGGCCACCAGTTGTGGCTCTAACTTCAAGGGCGTGGGCTTTTGCTCCGCACTCAGGGCACTGCATCTAATTAACTCCATCAGTTTGATCTGTTTCTTCTTGGCACGATAGGCGATCTGACGTTCGGCCTGCGTCTTCTTCTGACGCCGCTTGTCGTTGCCCTCACCAAGTTTGTAGATCTTAGACAGGTCCCGCCCCCGTGGGTCTTTCTCCCACCCGCTGATGTGGGCAGCGCCTGCCCTGTGCAGTTCCCTGGTGTATTGGCATACGGTCACGTAGTGCAACCCGGTCATCTCCGCCAGTTCGGCACAGGTGTATGTACCTTCGAGCAGGAGTTTGATAAGTTGCGCCTGCATGATCGCGTTGATCTTGATCTGCCGTTTACCCTTGGGGTTTGGTGGTGTTAGCACGGAGTTGCTCCTGTAGTTCCTTGACTTTCTCGTACGCGCACATGTAGTGCTCCGGCCCCCACGCCCAACAGTCGTGCGTGTGACTGCCAATGTGGTTGATGTAATCGTTGATCTGTTTGGCCAGTCTGTCTCCGTCTGGCGTGACGCGCCCCTCCGGGGTCACGGTATCCACGCGGCGCAACAGTTCGTGGCAGCGCATCAGTAGGGTGATGTGGTTCATGGATCTTTCCTTTCGTTTTGAGGGGGTGCCTTCACCGCGATAACCTCCATGCAGGCGCGGTATCGTTCGCTTATCTTGTACTGCAACGGCTTGAACCCATACTCTCGCAGAAGGGAGTACAACCGCGTTCGACTGAAGTTGTGGTAATGCTCCAGTTCGCCCCAATACGGGTTGCCGTTTTGCTCGTCCCATAGCCGCCACACAGCGCATTCTGTGTTTGGCATCGACACAAGCAGAATCCCGTTAGACTTGAGCAGCGCGTGTGCCCCACGCAAGCCGTCTCCCGGGTACGGCATGTGCTCCAAGACATCCATCATGCTCACCACGGAACACGCTTCAGTCATTTGCACCTGCGCTACGCTTTGTGCATACGCGGGGATGCCGTAGGTACGCAGCAACTGCACGTTTTCCGCCCGTGTATCGAGTCCCACGGGATGAAATCCGTACTCCTGCGCAGCAAACAACAGCGCCCCGTTGCCAAAACCCACATCCAACCAAACTCCTTCGGTAACGAACGGCATTACACGATCGACTATTTTTGATGCAGGGCCTCGGTTGCGCTCCATGTCATACCCCGCCACCTGATCGGCTTGAATCTTCTTGAAGAGATCTGCCTCAACGGTTGGAGTGAAATACCCCGACGTAAAGATATGGTCGCAGTCTTCGCATTGCTTCCACACCATCTTTGGGTTTATCTGTTCAAAGTACAGAGCATGCCGCGCACAGTTGCCGACCCGCAAAGCGAAGAACTTTGGAGATGCGCACAACGGGCAAGCGGTGTAGAGGGTTCGATCCCCGAACGTACTCGCGGGGTTCATGGTTGGCCTAGTCCTTCCACTTTGTCGTTCATCATCTCGTCCCACGCCGCCACAAACTTCACGGGGTCCATGGTGTCGAAGTACCGCCGGAACCAGTCGCGCAGGTATGCACCGTCGATGGAAGCAAGGTACAACTCGTGCTCCATCAACTCCTCTACCATCTCTTTCTTGGTCATGTCTTCTTCCTCAGTCGAATCAGTTCGTCCAACATCCGCTCCATCTGGTCTGCGGCGTGTAGATGGAACGGGCTAATGGGGATTTTGCGTGCGAGGGTTCTCATCATGCCGATGGTGACCCGCGCCGATCTCTCAGACACCTTCTGCCTTGACTTGGGCTCCGCATCTATCTGCGCCAGTATTGCGTTGTGGTCGCCGCTCATTCCTTCCCCCTGTCTTTGAGTTGCCCCGGTTTAGGTGCCAACAGTGCTGCATCAGACAAGGCCAGTCGTTCGCGCAGGGCGATTGCGGTGTTGCAGATAACCACGCCACTGGCATACGTTCGCTGCATCACGTGGTTCTCAAGACAGTCCAACGCCTGCCGCAGCAGGGCGGTGTCGTCTTGGGTGTAGAGGGGTGTATGTGGAGGGCACCAGTTGGGAGGCGGCTCATCTTTGTAAACGTCGCCGTCGCTATCCATCCACGCCACCGGCTTATTGCTCATATCAACCCCCACAAGTAAGTCAGCAGCATCATCAGCGTCACGAACGGGGCGAGGAACACCACGACCAAGACGGTGATCAGCCAGTACAGGACAATAAACTCACCCAACCACCTCATGTCAGCCACCCTGCCCAGTGCATGAAGTACACCAGGGAAAAGAACAGGAAGCCCAGAGCGGCCAACATGATGATGAGCCACCCGAAATCGTCCATGCCATCGTCTTCAAGTCGATTCATTGCTTGTTCCTCCAGAACCATCTCTCGATGGCGATGCGAATGCCGAACGACACGGCGGCAATGCCAAGCCACCCTGCCAACACATACAGCAACAGATCAGCGTCCATTTGGATCCTCCGCTAAACCGCGCCACTCGTCATTGCGGCAGATATAAAGCCGGTTGGTTTTATCCTTCAGCCAGTGCATCCACACCGCGCCTGTCCAAAACGCCCGGATCTCTTCGATGCCCTCACCCCTGAAGTCATACCATCCGACGTGCATCGGGCGAAACTCTTTGGCGCGGAACCACTGCGTAAGTTTGGGTTTGGTTTTCATGCGAACATCTTCCTCAATTTGTCGAACAATTCCTTGGCCTGCGCGATCGTCAGCGTGGCGATCAACTCGTCAATGGAGTTGACCACGCGCGGAGCGGGTGCCACGGGCGCCGGAGGAGGCGTGATAGTGGCCTCCTTGCGAGTGAGCACGATCTTGGGCTTGGCGGCCTTCGGATTGCGCCCCGTGGGTGTGGGAGTGTTGCGGGCCTGACGCAGTTTGCTCAGTTTGACTGGCGAATACTCACGTGCGTTGGTCCAGTACGTGCCGTCCTTATCTCGGTTAATGATGCCTGTGCGGGACATCTGCGACAGAATCGAGGACACCGACGACCCCTTGTGCCCCTGTGCGCCCAGGGCATCGCGGATCTCGCGGTTTTTGCAGCGGGGGTTGTCGCGCACGTAGTTGAACGTCTCCCGCGTCACGTCGCTAGTGCGGGTGAAGAACTGGGTGCCGGATGGGCGTTGGTCGTGTGTTTGTTGCATGGGTGTTGGCTCCGGTTGATTCCACTCGTTGAGTGCTGATTGCAGTGCTGTTTTCAGATCAGGCATGATGGGCTCCATCTAAGGCTTAGAAGAGTTCAAGTTGACGGTCGTCCGGGTGTGGACGTGGGGCTTGCGGATCGCGCTTGGCTTGCGCGTGTTGAAGTTCGTCGATGTCCCGAAGGCGCATCTCCAGTCGCTCTCCCACGGCGCGTGCCAGGGCGTCGCCCTTCAGGTACACCATGTTCAGCAACTCCTCATCACTCAGGTTCTCGTATCTCATTTGCGTGCATCCTCAAGGTCAATGAATGTGGTTAGTTGATGGCTCTTGTCGGTACGGAACCACAGGATTTCGTCCGGTGGCGGCACGTTGGTCTTGCGTAGATGGCCGGATATCTTCGCCACCACGAGGATGGGCGCAAGCCATACCGGCACGTTGTCTGTGTTTCCACGGTCAGTCCACTCGGTGCCGTTGTGCCAACGCTTGATGAGATAGACATCCCCACGTCGCTCGTACCGGAACTCGTATTCGTCGTTTGTCATGCGGAAGAGTTTCCTTCTGTTGTCTCCGATGCGGGCGCAGTCGGCTATGTAGAGCGGGTCTTCCCGATCTTCCTCGTCCATCTCCTCAAGCCACTGTTGTTTGAGTATTCCCATCGTCCACTCCCCAGTCGAATGCCGCCAGAATCGCGTCCACCTTCTGCTTGGTAGCCGCACGGGTACCGTCGGACTCTCGCAAGTCCTTCGGGGTTACGCCAGACAGAACTTCCTCCAAACGACGCCGCGCCTTGTCCAACGCCGGGTCCTTGGTGATGTTCATGTGGGTCAACAACTCACACAACTCCAACGCACCCGTGACCATGGTGTCGTGGAACTTACGCTTCTTGCCGTCCTCTTCAATCACGAGTCGGTCACTCAGGCGGGACAGCGCATCGTGCAGTCGAGTCCATGAGTCCTGCGCCGCCGCTTCCAACTGTTGCTCCATGCGCTTGTCGTACTGACGCATGAGGTCGCGTTGCACTTCGCTCTCGATGTCCAGTCGGAAGTCGCCCGCCGTGGGCAGGGGGGAGAACGCGATGTCGAACCGGAACTTGCGCGCCACCTGCTCACGGGTGGGGTACTCATCACGATCGAACAACGTGCCCAACTGGAACGCGGCGGCGGCCACGAGCGTGTCGTACTTGTCGAGGAACGCCTCGACCAGACGGTTGAACTCAGCCTCATGCACGTTCATCTCTGCCTTGTAGGACTGCAACAGGGCAGTGGGCAACAAGCGCGCGCCGTAGTCGTTCCAGGGCTTCGTGAGTCGGTAGTGGTCGGCACGTGCACGGGCTTGGTACTTGGTGATGGCATCCAGTTCGGCGCACTCTGCGAACAGAGACTTGTAGACAGACGCCGCCTTGGCCGACTTCGCGCCCTTGGATTGCGTCACCTCGGCTTGCGTAGCCTTGTCCTGCTTGCGCCCCGAGTACAGGGAGATTTGCAGGTCCACGAGCATGGCCGCACGTGCCACGCCTGCTACGGGGTTGGTTTCGATG